GATTTGTAGTCTTTGCGGTTACACCAGTTTTTGCGCATCACGTCCTTTGCCAGAGCAGGCACAGGGTCAGGGGAAAATATGGTGATGGTATAAACCCGGTTCGCATAGCTGGCACCAGATACGCCCAGCGCGCCATTGGTGGTGGCGAAGGTATTTTCTGCCTTGGCACGTTCTGTCATTTCGGCGTCGATTTTAAGGTTGTCGAGGCTGCACCCCACGGCGTCGGCATTGGCACTGCGCACAATATTGCCTGTGCGGTCCAGGAGCTCGCCTTGCAGCGTGGCGCCAAATGCAAACAGCTCTTTATAGTCGTTTGCGTTGCACCAGGTAAATTCCGTCAAGTCTTGCCATTGCTGCTGCTCGGCCTCATTATCGTGGGTAATCCGGTAGCGATAAATCAGGGTATAACCATAGGCGACAACGGTGGTCAGCCTGACGTTTTTGTCGAAGTTTTGTGGAATGATCCGGGATGCCGCATACTGTTTCAGGGCCGCTTGTATCGCTTCGCTCTGTGTTCGAGGTTCTGGCGGCGGAGGCGGCGGCTGCGACGCCTGCTGCGCCAGGCTGAACTTGAAGTTTTCCAACCGTTTTTCGGCAATTCGTTCCAGCTGCGTCGCAGAAATCAACACGCCCAAACCGGCTAGAGTCAGCGCGATGTTTGTTAAAATCGTGTCGTCAATCGGCTTCAACAGAAACAGGCGGCCTTGAACAAACAAGCCGCCCGCTTAGAAAATGCCGGGTAGGGAAGGCCGACGCCTTACGTGTTGATGCCATCCAGTGGCAGCCAGTCCGGAGGTGGGCCGCCCAACTCCTCGGTAACGCCGTTGCCCTGGGGCTGTTCGGCCTTCGCGACTGCCGGCTTCGACTTCGGCTTTGTCTTTGTGGGCTGTGGCGCTGTTACCGGCCGTGCATCGACGGCATCCACCCATTTCGGACGTCGCTTTTCATCCTGCCAAAGCGCGTCGGAAATCGTAAAAACCTCGCCGGTTTCGCGGATTTCCCCGTCTATGTAACCACGCGTATTGGCAACCACTTCAACCATTCGAAGGGTTGCCCATGGTCACACCGGCGGTAATGCGGCCGGTGGTCGGCGCCGTGCCTGTGACGGTGTAGTTGAGGCGCACATACCGTTCCGCTGTGCCGCGTGGCAAAAAGTCCGGCAGAACGACCTTGCCCGCCTTCAGCTCTGCCACCGGTACGGCCTGCGACCACACGACCTTGGGCGAGGCAAAGGCCGGCGCGTCATCGGTCTGCAGCGCAATTGTCAGCGTGGTCAGGTTGTTGAAATCCTCCACCACCTGCAGGCGCAGTGGCACCGGCTTGCCCTGGCCAACATCGCGCACAACGCCGCCGGCAATGGGTGAAAGGTCGAGAATGTTGGTCGAGGCTGCCGTGGCAGTAATCGCCTGCGCATTGGACAGCAGGCTCTGAGTATCGAAAATCATGCGTTTTCCCCGTGATAGGTGTCAAAGCAAAGAGAAGGGAGAAGGTGCCCGCCGCGACTGGCGGCAGGCCGTTTGACTGCGTTTACAGGGCCACCGCCGGAACCGGCGCTTCGGTGCTGAGCAGCGAGTCCGCAATCCGGATTGGAATGTTGCGGTACGTGGTCACTTCTTCACCTTCGAGCGTCGCGGATTTCAGCGGCACGGTGTTGGCGCGTCCCGTCGTCAGGCCACGGTCGGTGGACTGTTCGTCGAGAATTTCCATCACCTGGCGGTTCATGTAACACACGGTGCGGCCGCCCTTGGCGTTGATGCCGTAGGTCATGTACAGGCGGTAATAGGCCTGTCGTAGCAGCTTCCACAGGTCGACATTGCCGGCCATCATCTCGGACACATCGATATTGGCGATACGCGCCATGTAACGATAATCCTTCACGAAGGCGCCCATGTGCCATTCAAAGGCGGTGACCTTGGCGTAATAGGTGTTGCCGTCATCGTCCTTTACCGGCTCTTCGCCCTTGTCCATCACCTCAACGCCGGCCTTTGTGCCTTCGGGGTAGATGAGGGATGCGGCATGGTCTGCCCATGTCACGAACCAGATGGAGGTATTGTCGCCGCCGGTGCCACCGGCATTGATCACCTGGTTGGCGGCGTTCGGCCGCGTCGGGTCTGGAATGTTGCTGTTATAGGCGCTGAAACGTGGCGCAAAACCCTTGAACTTTTCCGGTGTCTTGTCCGTGTCATGGTAGAAAAGGCCGGTTGCCATTTCCTGGTTCATCGCTTCCAGGAAGGGGGCGCTGTCCACCAGCCGCTGCTTGGCCGGGTCCGGCGCCAGCTTCAACAGGCGGGTGTCGATTTCAGAGCGCGCTTCCAGAAAACCGGTGGTGTCATCCACCTGCTGCAGCGTGCTCTTGGACTTCTGCACACCCTTGTACAGTCGGCCCCAGCCAGCGGACGGCAGACCGGTGCGAATGGAGTGACGGTGAATGCCCTTGAGGTTGCACTGCGTGGCAATCGCATCTTTCAGGATGGGGTTGTTCTGCGCCAGCAGTTCAAGAACGATGCCCTCGCCAGAGGCTTTGTGGGCGTCAATGAGGGTAGGTACGGTGCTACCAATGATAGCCATGTGTTATTTGCCCTTCGGTGCGTCGTTTGGAAAAAGAAGGTGAGCGGTTTCGGCCTTTCTGCCCCCGCCGTCTGCGCCTCCCGTTGGTGGGTTGTCCTCCCGGATCATCGATCCGACCTTTGCGAATATGCGGATAAGCTCGGGATGGTTGCCGCCGCCACTGGCGTTGAGGTATTCCCTCAAGGCGGGCGTGCCGAGCGTGGAAAGTGCGCGCTGGGCGCTGGAAACCGTGCCCTGCCATTTGTGGCCGCCAATGTCGCGATCGCGTCGGGCCTCGTCAGCCCAGCCCTGAACACGGTTGGCCCAGTTTTCCGCCTGTGCCGCGCCACGTCGTGCCTGTGTTTCAATAAACTTGTCGGCCAGTTGCTGTGCCTGGCGTGTCGTCAGACCCAGCTCCTTGAAGTCGCTGCCCATCGCATCCAGCAGCTCCTGGTCCACTTCCACGCCGTCTGGCATAACAAGCGCATATTTGCCGTCATCGGGAACCGTATCGTCAGGGTCGTTGGCGGCATCGTCCTTTGTGGCGTTGTCGCCGTCCTTGCCTTTGCCGTTGCCATCAACACCGTCGTCGTCGAAATCATTGTCGCGATCGTCGTCATCGAAGTCGCCGTTAACATCGTCAGCCACATTGGCCTTGTCATCGGGAAACAGCACGGCCTCGGGTGAGGGCGCATTGGCCTCGTTACCATTGCCGCCAAAGCTGTCGCCTTCGGCATTAAACAGCAATGCGGCGCGGCCCAGCCACCTGTTACGCATCAACGTCATAGTCTTCGCCTTCCTCGCTGTCGGCACGGCGTTTCGCCGCTATCTTTTCTGCTTCCTTGAAATCAGCGATCGCCAGCAACAGCTTCGGGTACATGGTGGGGTCGATGCTATCGAGCTTGGCGATCAGCGTTCGCCCGGCCCCCTGCCTGCCGAGGATGTAGTTCGTTGCGTTGGTCAGTTCCCCGGAATAGGCATCGCGGTAAACAGCGCATTGTTCCAGCATCCAGAACAGCACACGCTTGCCGGCATCGAGGGCAAAGACGTCACGAAACGCCGTCGTGATTTCATCACGCTCCGGGGTATGGGGGTGAGATGGTTGTTCGTTAAAATGGTCCATTAGCCTAGTCCAAGCTGGCGCAGCAGCGCGTTGCCATTGGGGTTTTCATTGGCGCTGGCCAAAAGTTCTGCAGCCTGTGCGCCCTGGTTCAGCGCCGGTGCCATGGTCGCGGCCATTTCAGCACTTTGCTGCGCCTGCGCCTGTTGCGCACGCTGTTCACGCAGCGCCGCCACCTTGTCATCGGCAAGGATCATCGAAGGCGGCGCACCGATTGCCTCGATGTAAAGGTCAATCGCCTCGTCAGCATCCAGCTTGTCCAGCGCTTCCGGCCGTGCCCCGGCCAGCTGGCCAATAAACGCCACACCGCGCTCAATCGGCCCGGTGGAAACCGCCTGCTGCGCCTGCGCCAGGGTGGAGATATATTCCACCTTCAGTTCCAGCCCCTGCAGCTCCTCCGGTGGCGGCGGCAGTTCATCGCGCGCCACCAGAATGTCATAGGTCCTGTCAATGGTTGGGCCCAGCTGGTCGCCGAACACGTTTTCCAGCACCGGTCCCAGCTGCAGCAGCTGTTCTTCCTTGCGCTGCGTCAGCTCAAACTGGTTGCGCGGCTGCACGCCTTCCATGTTGGTAATGGCAAAAAACAGATCGGCAAAAAACGTCCGGTCAATGCGGATCTGCGTTTCCCTTATGTCTTCGCGCAGTTCGGAAAGGCTGAGGTTCACTTCCATTGCCGGGCGAAAACCCTTGCCAGCCGGGTCGTCAACATAGTTCACCGCGCCGGGCAGCAGCGAGTTGGGGCTGTTCTGCATGGAGGTTGGCGCGTTCATCGGCGGGCGCACCTTTTTGTCGATGCCTTCCAGCTTGCGCATCTGCTCCAGCTGCAACATCTTGATGTCGGCCAACGCCTTTTGCCCCGGTGAGAGGGAATAATGGTCGTCGTCTGAAAGCTCCCAGGCCGGCGCAATGATCGGGTTGCTGTCAAAGCCGCTTTCTTCCAAAAGCTCGGTGCCGATGTCATCCACCCAGTAATTGGAAAGGAACGGCTTGTTGCGCTTGTCGCGCATCGTCTCGTCGCGGTCGTAACGCGGCTCAATGGCGTGGTACACGTCAAAACATTCGGAATATTTTGCCGTGTCATACAGGCCACGAATGCGCTGCGGCACCTGCTCGTAACCGAAGCGCTCGACAATGCGCTGCACGTTCCAGCGAAACACCCGGTACAGTGTCGTCGCGCGGCCCTTGTGGTTGCGCGCCAGCCAGAACCGGCCATGCACCAGCTGCTGCACGCGAATAACCGTTTCCTCGTCTTCCACAAGAATGGCAACCGACTGGCCAAACTGGCCAAGGTCGCCATACCCGACATGGAAGGCGCGGTAGAGGTTGGACGCGGCAAACACCTCGCGCATCTTGTCCTGCACAGCGGCCAGATAGGCCTTCACCGCATCTACCTTTTTCAAGGTGGGGTCAAAGGTCGTCAGCCGGAACCACGGCCGGGCAGGCGAGGTCAGGCCGGAATGCATGCCTGATTTCAGCGTGTCGCAGGCATGTGTGCCGGTGCTGTCAATAATCTTGGCGCGGGTGCGCGGCCCCTCGCGGTCGCCACCAAGGCGCAACCGTGTCGGCTCAATGTAATCGGCCAGCGCTCGCCATTCCGCTTCCCAGGGCTGGCGTAGCTGCTTCAGCTCCTCCAGGCGGCGACGGTGGTAGGCAATCTGGGTTTCGTCGGTTCGGCGGGTGTCTGCCATGTCTCAGGCTCCAATCAA